CGTTACCATCTGCTGATGTAATTCTTGCTATGGTGTCTCCTGAAGAACTTACATGAAGATTAGTACTTGGTGAAGCTGTGCCAATTCCAACGTTGCCTGCTTCAGTAATTCTAAACCTCTCTTGATTGCTTCCATCTACACCATCTGATAAAGATATAAAAAAGTCTGAACCAAAATTAGCACCAATTCTATTTGCACCTAATACAACGTCACATGATTCTGAATCTGCGTTAGATAGCTTAATAGCAGCAGTTGTTCCTCCAGCGTTTGTTGAATTTACAAAATCAGCAACAATTCCATTTGTAGGAGAAGCTGATACAACTTCTAATGGAACATCAGGCGAAGTTGTCCCTATGCCAACTCGACCTGATGAGTCAATTCTCATGCGTTCATTAGCACCACCAGTTCTAAATACTAGATAGCCACTAGCATTTGTAGCTGCAATATAGTTTGCAGAGTTGCGAGTCATTGAAAGCTGGGTTACAGATGTTCCATCTCCCATGCTGATATTATTTCTAACATCTAAATCTGTAACAGGACTAGTCGTTCCAATACCCAATCTCTCAGCACTTGCATCCCAAAAGAACTTAGCTGTAGTTCCTGTATCTTCGTAGAAGGAGATGTCTCCGCCGCCAGTAATGTTGAATGCCTTGCCGCCAGACATAACTCTAGGATAAACAGCAAAAGTATCACTTGTTGCTCCAACTCCTCCGCCAAAAGTAATAGCTCCACTTTCTGATGCAGTTCCTAAAAACTTAAGTCTGGCAGTACCGCTTGCATCAGTGTTTTTTAAGATTAAAGTTTGAGAGGAGTCAGCATATACAAGTGAAGAGTTATCTGCGGTTGTTTCTAAAGTTCCAACCAAAGATGTAGAGCCAGCGTCTACGTTCAACCCATCAGCAGTTATTGTACCTGTTACGTCTATGCCTGTGGTGGTTGTGGCTAGTTTGGCTGAGTTGTCGTGTCTTAACGTAACCGCACCAGAAGCGTTAAAGGTGGCGGCAGTTTTGTTCCCTGCGGAATTTGCAATGTAAGTAAACGTATCTGCACCAATGACAAGGTCACCACTCCCAGCATCAGTAATATAACTAGCAGACCCGTTATGATAAATTTGTAAATCTGAACCTGCACCAAAGATGGCTTTAGTATTGTCAGTAAATGTTAAAGCATCGGCTGAAGCATCCCAAGTCATTTGAGCTGTAGTTCCTGTATCTTCGTAGAAGGAGATGTCTCCGTCGGAGCTTATATTTAATCTTTTTAAAAGAGATGCTCCTGTATTAAACTCAACCGAACCAGTGGAGTTTAACTCCGATGTAGCAGGTTGTAAGTCTAAAAGCCTACTACCACCAACATCACTATAAATTCTATTACTTAGAAACTTAATATAAGTATCAGTGTCACCTGTGTGAACAATACCATCAGCAGTTACTTCACCTGTTACGTCTATACCTGTTGAGGTTGTGGCTAGTTTGGCTGCGTTGTCGTAGTAAATCGTTACTGCTCCGTCTGCATTTGCTTTTACCATTTCTTCGCCAGTATATTTTTGCAATCTAACGCTATTAGACCTAATCGCTAGAACACCAACACCAGCATCATCAATATAACTATTACTACCATCATGATAAATCTGTAAATCTAACCCATCACCAAACTTAGCTTTCTCATCATCTGCAAAACTTATACCTGTTCCACCGGCTGAACTAACTTGAGAATCTACATAAGCTTTTACAGATTGTTGAGTCGGTACAAGTGTTGCAGAGTTTGAAGACATGTCATCTTCATCTGCAAAGCCTGTTATAGTTATTGTACCATCTGACAAGCTTCCGTATTTTATAGTACCGTTTACGTCTAAAGTAGTAGTAGGAGAAGTTGTGCCTAGCCCTAATCTTTCAGTACTAGCGTCCCAGAATAAAGCTGCGGATGTGCCTGTATCATCGTAGAAGGAGATGTCTCCGCCTGAGCTTATTGATTGTCTGGTTACATTAGCAGTACCATTATCAGCAAGAAACTGAAGCGCCCCATAATTCGTGCCATTTCTAAAAGTTAAGTAAGAGGTTGCTCCGTTGTGCGAAACTACAAATTTTTGATTTGTACCGCCAGTGTCACTTAGCGTCAGTGAAGGAGTTGCATCGCTAACTGTAATGTCACCATCAACAGTCAGCCCATTTATTGTGGCTGTTCCTGTTACGTCTATATTACCTGTACCTGTAATGTTATTAGAGTTTAAATCTAAAGTACCACCTAGCTGTGGTGTTGTGTCTTCTACAACATTGTTTATAGAAACATTCTGAACTCTAGCATCTGTATAATATAAATTACTAGTTCCTTCAGATACATCATCAGTATCTTTAGTTGCTAATCTTGTATCAAATCTAGCATCTGTATAATAAAGATTAGTGCCTTCACTTAAATCCGATGTTGAATGATTGCTTATATCTGATACGGTTCCAGTAACATTACCAGTAACATTACCAGTTAAATTACCTGTAATAATTAAATTACCTGTACCAACATCTGTTATATAGCTATTAGACCCATCGTGGTAAATCTGTAAATCTTCAGAAGTTCCAAAGTTTGCTTTTACATTATCACTATAGGTTACATCACCTGTCATAGTTCCACCGGCTAGTGGAAGTTTAGTAGCTAATGCAGTTGTTAAAGTTGTATTATAATTTGCATCATCATTTATAGCTGCTGCAAGTTCATTAAGAGTATCAAGGGTTCCGGGTGCACCTGCTATTAGTTCTGTGATTTCTGTTTGTACATAAGCTGTAGTAGCTATTTGAGTTGTATTAGTATTAGAAGCTGCAGTAGGAGCTGTAGGTATTCCTGTTAAACTAGGAGAGGCTAAAGGAGCTTTAGTGTCTATTTGTGTTTGTATGCTTGATGTAACTCCATCAACATAGTTAAGTTCTGTAGTTGTTAGTGTAGCTCCATCAAGTATTTCTAATTCTGTTTCATCAATACTAGCACTACCAATTACAAAACTAGTACCTGTAATAGTAGTACCTGTAATAGCTGCTGCACTTGTGCCACCAATAATAGTACCATCAATAGTACCACCATTAATATCTGCTGTATCAGCTACAAGACTATCAATGTTTGCAGTACCGTTTATGTAAAGGTCTTTAAATTGTAAAGAGCTCGTACCTAAATCTATATCGTTATCTGTAACAGGTACAATAGCTCCATCAGCTATGTAAAGTTGTTGTGTTGAAGTTCCTGATACATCTATCCAAAATTCTATATGGTCATTAGTTGTATCTATTAAAATTTTGTTAAGTGGTGTTACTACTCCAGCATCACCAAGAATACCTATGACTGGTCCTTCACCTACAGTACCGTCATGTTTGTGTCCAGTAGTATTTTCAAAAGCTGAAAGTAACTGATTATACTCATCATTAAATAATGCTGCAGTTATTAAATCTCCGTCTGAAAATGTACTTTGTCTGGTATAACTTGCCATCTATTATCTCCTTCCTGATGGTATGAAATCTATATAAAAACCATTTATAATATAAGGTGATTTTTTATCGTCTGTTGAAATTCTAAAAGAATTACTATGTCCACTACCTTGTAATGCTACTCTAACTAGTGGTTGTTCTCCTGCTCCAAAAACTGAAGAACCAAAAGTAGCTGAACCAAATAATGAAGGTGCATCTACACTTAAATTATAATCTGCTGGTTGTGGTAAATCTATACTATCGTAATCATATCTAACTCTTAGTGTAGGAGTTATATCTCCTTCTGGAGCTATTGATAGTTTAACATAATGTAAAGTTTTTAAAGTTCCTAAATCTCCATAATCATAATCTGGAGTTTGATATTTAGCATCTATATTTGAACCATCAAAATCATTTCCACTATCATGAGTATATACATAACCGTTTGTATCACCATGATAATAAACTTCAATACCTTCGTTATCAAAGTTAGAATTTACTGAAGTTACTTCTAAACCTATTGTTTCAGACCATTCAAATCCGTTTGGTCTTAATGTTCCTATAATACCTTTTTGTCCTATATTAGGCTGTCCAGTATTAGTATAAAATAATCTGTATTGTGACTTTTCTCTAATAACTAAACTGTTAATAGTAAAGTCATCAATGTTTCTCGCTAAACTAACTATTAAAGGTTGTATAGCTTTTGACACAGTTCCTAGCTCAACGTCACCAATTCTTGCAGTACCAGCAACTGTTCTAATACCATCCGGTGCTAAGAATACTAAGTCACCACCAATCTCTTGAATACTGTAGCCGCTTAAACACCCTACGTTTTCAGTAATAGGGTCAATACGAATATTAGCACTATCGTTAATGTTTACAAGTTTGTGTATACTATTTTCTGCAAAAACTATTAAGTCTTCCCTAAATCCTCTAATACCTACTACTTGGTCTGATATAGTTACTGAACCAGCTCCAGCTCCTGTAAAATCGTTAGGGTTGTTATAGACACTGTAATAAACAGTGTTTAAATTATTTTCAACTCCTGCAGCTATTAAATGATGGTCATGAATTGCTAAATGTTTAATTCCATTAGTTCCATCTACTGTAATTTCTTTAGTATGAAAAGTTCTCGTATCTAAATTACCAAGACCTTCCATACGAAAACTCCAAAGTTCATTAGCACCGTCTGCAATTATTACTTCACCATAATCAAATGTAGCACCTTCAAACAGTACAAATGAACACTGTCCTTGATTCGTTCTAGCTGTAGCAGTTTTACCTATAAAGGTTGTATAATTGTCTCCGTTTGTTGCGGATAGTTTATTTATTTGTAACCAAGTAGCACCATCGTTACTAAAAAATATATCTGTTCCTGCACAAGCTATTACACCGTCTGCATAAGGAAAAGTTCCTAATATAGTTGTAATACCACCTGTAGGTTGTGTAGGTGTTACAGTTCCTACTTTATACTTTGCATAACCGTTAATACGTCTATAACCACCTTCTGTAGCTACTTCAAAGTTTTGTAAAGTCTTTGCAACTCCGGGACTTTTAAGTAAATCAATAGAGTTTACTGACTTTACCAAGCCTCCACTACATGCAACAGTATAAGGTTGTGAACGTGCCATATTTAAAAGTAGGTTCTGTCGTCTGTCATATATTTAGGAGCTGGATTCATGAGATTAGACTTCATGTATTTCATTCCCTTTTTAAAATCGTCTAAAGCAAAAGCTGCTTGTTGTGGACTTTCTTTAAACTGCCACACATAATATCTAGTTTTAGCTGTTATAATATTAGCATATTGGTCTGGTAATGCTATTGTATCACTATGTGCTGATAGTTCTACAGGTTTTGTAAAAGCATAAAAGTGAATATTGTAAACTTTGTCAGGTATTGGACTTAAGCCAAACTTTCTGTTGTCTGGAGATTTAATTACAAATTTAGGCTCTCCGTATGCCTGTGTATCTGCATCATCTGCATTTTCATTATCTCTATAGTATCTTCTCCAATCTGCATGAGTAAGAAACTTTAAACCTTTAGAAACAAAAGGAGCTGATTCACCACTAACATTTATTGTTGTAGCATAGAAATCATCCCAGTCTACAGAAGCATAGTCTGTAGTAATACTAGAACTGTCAGCTTTTAATAAGTACCATCTTTGTCCTGCAACACTAGGTACTGTTACGTTGCCATAAAAAGGGTCAGTTGCTCCACTGACTCCTGCTGAGAAAAAAGGTAGTTGTGGTTCTTCGTTAGCTATATCAAATAAAGATTTATTGATTGAATCTTTTACAAATTTTTGAATACCTGTAGCAGATGCAAAGCTTGAAGATGTTAATGGAACTTCGTTTAGTTCTCTTAATACTTCATTAGTTATGTCAAGATATGTAGTAGCCATTATTTTTTATGTACCTTTTGAATTGGAAAGTTTGCTTCTAAACTTGCACCTTTGTGTTTAACAAACTTACCTGTGTGTTTCATTAACTTATAACCACCTTTAGCTTGTTTCATCCAGTGGTATCCTTTTGGTGCTTTAACTTTCATATTAACAAGGTTTAGCTTTAGACATTCCACCGTCTTTATACATAGTTCTTTTAGCTTTACCACCTTTCATCATTTTCTTTTTAGCAGTTCCACCATAAGTTTTCTTCATTCTTTTATTTCCACAATGCATTTTTATCTCCTGTAAAAAGTGGAGGGTCTATAAAGACCCCCCGAATTGATATTAGTCAATTGTATAGAAAGCTGATACTAGAGCTTCATCTCTAAGTACTTTCGCACCATAGACATGTAAGCCTCTAACAATATCACCAAACGATGTTGGGTCTCTCAACACTTCTGTTGAAAGGATAGTGTTAGCAGTAGCAGTAGAACTCATATGTCCAGCCATAACTTTACCAGTTGCAGTTGAGGTTGCAGCGATATTGTTAGATTTGTACATATCAAATCCTCTTAGTTTTCCACTTGAAACTAAACCATTTCTGATTGAGCCTTGACC